ACTATTCTTACAGGTTGTCCGTTTGTGTCGATAAACATTTCGCCACCGCCTGTTTGAATACTTGGTGCTCTTAATCCGAGATAATTTCCTGCTGTATCTTTTAGTACCCATGTACCAAATGTTTGAACTGCTGGTGCATTTGGATTTAGATATTCAAGTGATTCATCAAATATAATTTGTGCATCATCTAATGTGCCTCTGTCAATTCGTATACCTGCTGTACCTTCTCCAACACCTGCACCTGTCTCACCTTTGTTTAAAAGAAGAATGTTATCTTCAATTTCTAAGTTAGTTGTGTTTACAGTAGTTGTTTCACCTTCAACAATAAGGTCACCTGTGATTCTTACTTCACCTACGCCTGCGCCTGTGTCAAGTCGAATTGATCCATTATCTTGGACCTTTATCGTATAATCACCGTTTGGTACTGTTACAAATTTTGACATATTAAATCCTTAATAAAGTGGGGGATTGCTCCCCCACAATGTTATTTGGCCTATGCAGGATCGTCACTTTCGAAGTCGTCTTCGTCAGTTCCAGTGGCGTCAATGACTGCGTCATCGCCTGCTTCTTCCATTTCAACGTAACCGTCGTTGTTAGCGTCACTGAATACCCAGCCTAAAGAAGCGCCAGTATCAATTGTTGCTTTACGTCCAGAAATTTTAGTTACTTGACGTGCAGTACCAGTATCATCTTTTACAGTAATAGTCATTTCTCCAGCCGCTAATGCCGCTGATGCTTTGTCTACTAATGTACAGTCTTTTGTAGTTGCTCCGTCTGTTACGCGGAATTTTTTAGATCCAATTTGTTTAATGATCCAGCCGTTTTTACTTGCCGCACCATCATAGAATTGAACTTTGATTTCGTTACCACCTGCTGTAGGTGTTCCGAAATATCTTTTGTTAATTGGTCTTCCCATTTGTTTTCTCCTATAAAAGTAGTCCTATCCGGGTTCTATCCGGTACGCTGTGGGTACAGCATAAGTCCGCCACGTTATGCGGCTCGCTATCTGACACAAGTATTTATCTAATTGTATAGAATGGTGATTTTTTAGGGTTTACAGTTAGGTTTATAAACTCTCGTATAAAATCAAAACGAGTAGCAAGTAAACTAAACAATGTAGTATTCATACCTTCTTGAATCATAGTATAACTGCTTTTTCCAATGTTGCTGTAATACTCTACACTAATACCATATTCTGGAAATACACCTGTAACGAATAAACAAGTATCGCCCAGTTCTTTTGCATTTAATCGATATGGTTTCTTTAGTGACAATAGTGATTCTGCAAATGATTGTTCTGGAAGGAAATTTGGTTTGTCAATTTTGTCTGCAAGAAGCATTACTACATATGATTCAATTTCTATTGGCAATTGATATCCTGTAGTTTCAGATGCCTCTTTTACGACATCGTAAAAGGCCGATGTATATTCGTCCCTCATACAAATATTTAGTCACAAAAAAAGGTTCATCCAGTCTCCTGAATAAACCTCTTTTAGGCATAAGCAAAATAGGGAGGACTCGGTTATACCTCCAACCCCTCGCCGCAGATACCATTCTGAAACCAGGGAGCCTGTAGCCGCTCGGTAGAGCGATGTGACACAGCGTATTTCTACTACCATGCCTGGGTACCACCCCTTTACAGCCAAGTTCGACGCTCTGGTAAACGCCTCTTCCTTGCACTATATACATCGGACCGCTAAATCCTTTGTAACTTATAATACTAATATAACAAATCTTTGTGAAAAAAGCAATGGTTAGGTTAACCAAAATAGATATTTTGAATAGTCAATAAAAAAGGGCGACATAAAGCCGTCCTTTTTCGTTTCTGTACTAATCTCTTATGAGAAAGATACGTTTGCTACAGACACTCTTGCCAAGTAGTCAGCCGCATTACCAAGAGATGATGCAGTGTTGTTTAACTCTACATAACCATATCTTGTCATGAAACTCACAACTGGTTCGAATGAAGTTGGATCAAGTACAACACCTGAAGACATTAACGGAATGTATGGGCAATAGAATGCCGCCGCATCTGACTCTGATGTTCCTTTGTAACCAACTAACACGTCTGTTGAATCAGAAGCATATGCATCAACATATACTTTCATTGCACCATTCAAAGTACCTACTAATTTAGTATTAGTTGGAGCCTCAAATGTACCTTCAGTTGTTCTTGCGAACGCTGAAGTTGTTGCAGACTGAAGTACTGTTAAAGTGTGTGGTGATACCACAGCAAAGTTACCAGCACCACGTCTTGTACGTTGTGCAATTTTGTTAGCCGCTCTGTTGATCATAACAGCAAGTGCCGCGTGTTCGTCACCGACGAATGTAGCAGTACCGCTTACAGCGTTTTGATCATACTGAACGTCTGATTCAGCCGCACCAGCAAGTGATCTTAATGAAGCAAGAACTTCTTGATCGATTTCAGCAGTAATTTCTTGTGCTAAAGCCGCCATGATTTCTGCCTCAACATCAATACCTTGTTGTGCTTGTGCGTCTTGTGCAGACTCAAAAGTCCAACGAGCACTCAATTTACGAGTTTTCGCTTCGACTGTTTGTTTTAAGATCTGAATTGACAAACGCTTACCTGCTGTACCTTCTAAGGTTGCTGTAGCATCTGCTTTATCAGTAGTAGCATTACCTGAATATCCAAGTGCTAACTTGAATGGTGATAGTGCTTCTTCGCCTGCTGTAGCGTCATCGAACGTGTCCGAATAACGTACTCTTAATGTGTGGATTTGACCCACTGGTCCTGTCATTGGCTGTACACCGACGATTTCATTCGCGATGACAGTTGGCATAACCCTTCTTATTACCGGTAGGATAACTCTGTTTAGCGTAGCAACGTTACCTGCTGAAGTAGCCCCTGCTGTTGCTGTCTCTGCCAAATACCTTTTAGTATTTTCCAAAGTAGCATTCATCACAGACTTCTTGTTGCCTTGTAGGCCTTCAAGTAATGCGCTCTTAGTTTCCTGCCAGCGACTTTCTAATAGTTCTGACATTTATTTTCTCCTTATTTTAATCCTGCAAGTCTTCTAATGTCTACAACATTATCAGTTGCAGAATTACTTGCGCCACTAACGTTAGTTTCTTCTTTATTGCCTGTTACTTCAGTTGCCTCGGTGAGCGTTGCCTTCTTCTTCGCTGGAGTATTACCGTCGATTACAGAAGGTAGATACTTGTCAAACTGCTTTTGAATATTTTCAGTTTGTACAGACTCCAGTAAGTCCATCATAATTTCTTTCTGGTCTTTGCTCAATGGAGCAGTTAGTTCAGAAATTATATTTTTTCTTTTTGCAGAATCATGTGCTGATTTAATTTCAGCGTCTTTTGACTCAACTAATTTCGCTTTTTCTTCAGCGACTTTCTTTGCTTCTGCAAGTTGTTTGTCTTTCAACTCAACTACTTTTAACAATTTAGATGTTTCAGACTTCTCATTTAAGTAAGAATGCTGATACTCATCTGCAAATGTTTCAAATAGTTTACGTCCAAAGTCATTTTTACGTGCCGCATCAATATCTTCTTTAAGAGAAGTGATCTCTTTAGAAAGTGTTTTTGCAACAGTATTTTCTACAACTTTAGCACCCTTCTTGATGAAGGATTCTTTAACAGTTTCAAAATGTTTTTTCGCTTCACGAATTAGTCGAACTTTTGTTTCTGCAAGGTCTTTTTTGTCCTCATGGAACTCTGCGATTTCTTTAGCCAAAGCCTCTACAACAAATTCCTCAAGTTTGCCAAATTTACCTGACATTTCTTTTTGGTCTTCGTGTAACTCGGAAACTTCTTTGCCTAATTGTGCAACAACAAAGTTCTTAAGTAGATCTGCGTTTTCACGCATTGCTACATGGTACTTTGCTCTTGCTTCGGCAAGTTTGGAACGGTCGTCTGCAAATTCCTTAATCTCTTCACTTAATTTGTCATCAAGCATTTTTTCCACGGCTTCAACCATTACTGATTTGTCGTGCTCATACTTTTGTGCAAACTCTTCGCGAAGGTCTGCTGTTACTTGCATACGGTTTTCATTAACCTTACTATTCCACGCTTCCTCGATGTCGGCTTTGATTTCTTCTGAAATTGCGTTATTCTCAAAGAGTGATTTCAGTGCTTCCAACATCTTGTTCTCCTTATTTCAACCCTTGTATAATGTTTACAAGTGATTCTTTCAAATATTTTTGTGCCTTTGTGTCGCCTCGCACTTCGCGAGCCACGTTAAATGCCTGCATTCCGCCTCGGGTGTTTAACAAATGCTCGTAAATTGGTGTTGGATAGGCACCTGGAGCAGATGGTTGTGCAACAATGTCCACTGTGATAATCTCGAAATCACTCACATTGTTATCTTCATTTACATTTCCACTACCACGTGATGAGACACCAAGTTTAACTCCGCTTTCCAGCATTGTTTTAACAAGTTGTCCCATCGGTGTTGGTAATATCTTCATTTTTCCATAACCGTTAGGTCCATCCATCCACATTTCTTTCATCATGTGTGACACACGGTCAAGGTTTATGTTGAGTCCTTCTGGGTGATCCACTTCTCCAAGAACTGAATAACCGCCAGTTATTTGATCGTTAAGAGTGTTGACAGCCCTACTGATTTCACTTACAGGATACACACGCTGGTTCGCATTGCGTACACCCCCTTGGATACAAATACCTTTTAAATGAAGGTCTTTGCCGTCTTCAGTAGATTCCAGAACGATCCCCGCCTGGTCGAATGTCAAGTTCTCTCGTAAGTTAATCACTTAATAATCCTCAACAATTAAGAGCCGATAACTGAATCAGTATCTGCTCCGCTTTCACCTTTTTCAGGTGCTTTAGCGTTTGACATTGACTTGGATGCTTTACCGCCAGGTACGTTCACGTTACCGTGATCTTCTACTTTAGGAGCAGATGCTTTACCACCTTTTTCCTCTGCAGAACCTTTTGCGATATTAGCAGTTGTGCCGCCCATATCATTTTTGCCAGCAACTGGAGATTTTGCTTTGTTATCTTCGCCTTTTGGAGAAGCAACTTTTTCAACATACTCTCTCATTTGCTCTGCTTGTGACTTAGTACCTTCAAATGCTGGTACTTCATCTACGCTAAGTTCGGAAGTTGGCTCAAATGCCTCGTCTTCCTTCTCTTCATCACCCATGTCATCCATTGGTGCTTCTGAGTCTTCTTCACCTTCTTCATCACCTTTGTCGCCCATCATTTTTTCAAATTCGGCTTTAAGGTCATCAAGTGCATCTTCTAAATCAACAACACGATCTTCGATTTCTTCATCGCCTTCTGGCTTGTCTTCGCCATCATCTTCGATGTCAGCCATCATATCGTCTGTAGCGTCACCGCCCATGTCGTCGTCTGCTTCTGGTGTTAATTCGGTTGGAATTTGTTCAGCAACTTCTTCGTCATCTGATGCTTCGTCAACTTCTTCGTCTTTAGACTCGTCAGTTTTTTCATCTTCGTCAGTTGCTTCGTTAGTTTCTTCGTCATCGTTGTCAGATGCTTCGTTAGTCTCTTCATCATCTGATTTTGATGCTTCGTCTACTTCTTCGTCTTTGTCAGACTCTTTAACATCTAAGTCTTCCATGTCATCTTCAAGTAGATTTTCATAAATTTGTCTTGATTTTTCAACTACGATCTCGTGGAACAGTTCTTCTGCACCTTTGCGATCTTCGTTAACTAATTTTTCGAGCATTTCCTCGAATTTGTTACGATCTGCCATTTTTGGTACCTCCTATAAGTTTGTATATGGTAAGGCTGTCAATAATATTTACATATAATTGAAAATATACGTGGAAAACAGGCTCAAAACGCAGGATTTTGAAACCCGAATGTGATTAGTTGAAGGTTTTTTTGAAGTCTTCAACTGTAATATGTGATAGGTTAGAGTATTTTTGTAAACTTCTCGGTACGAAAATATCTCCTTCTTCTACTACTCTTATATATCTTTTTTTGCTATTTCTTTGTAATATAATGCCAACTTGTCTTTCCCAGTTGCCGAAATATGTAGCAGGGTCTGTAGGTCTTTTGTAGTTTAAAGTGCCTGCATATAGGTTGTTAACCCTATCTGTTCCGTCGCCAGCGCCTGTAGTACCCTTAAAATCAAACCCTAATATGTAAATTATCTCGTGTCCGTGTTCTGTTGCTAAATCTAATGCTGTAGGACCGCTACTCCAACCCTTAGAAGGATTTAAAATATTCAAACATTCTATATCTTTAAAGGTTTTGTTGTGATTTGTATACACCTTGTGGTGCTTTTGCCAACCTGATTTAGCAATTTCAAAGATCATCTTAGCATCAACTGCTATAAGATAGTCGGGCTCAAACTCTCTATACACTGCATTACAGGCATATACAGGTCCTATGTTCTTTAAAGGGGGTAATTCAATTGATTTTCTGCTGGTTCCGTTACCAACAACAAACGCCGTAGACATTTGTTACTCCGTTACACTTCTGGTTGAGCGGCAATACCGTACATTTGTCTTACAAAATGTAGTTCTTTTTTCTGTTCTTCGTTGTGAAACTCTGATGCTCTACGTGCTTTATTAATTTGACG